AGTGATTATGGAAATAAACTTAATTTTATTAGTACCTAATGCAATGATGTTAGGATGGCAATATTACGAACCCGATGATAACTTTAAATATTCAGAGGTTAATATATTTTTATTCTTTGGACAGTTACAAATAAGATGGAATAAATATGAATAAGATTTTAAGTTGGTTTACAGGTGGTGTTGTTAAAGAAGTAGGTAAAGTTATTGATGGTTTATTTACGTCTGATGAGGAGCGTTTAAAAGCCAAAAATGAGGTGTTTAAGGTACTGCAAGAACAACAATTAGAATTACAGAAGCTACAAACAGAAATTGTATTAGCAGAAGCAAATGGTAATTGGTTGCAAAGAAGTTGGCGACCTATCTTAATGTTAGCTTTTGGTTTTATTGTTATCTATGTAAAGTTTGTTGCACCGTTATTTGGTTTACCTATTCCTCCATTAGAGAATGAGTTTTGGAACTTACTACAATTAGGTATTGGTGGTTATGTAGTTGGTAGAAGTGCAGAGAAGATAGCAGGTAATATTACAGTAAATAAAAAATAATTATACTTTCTCTTTTTTATTTAAAAAAAAATATATAAATTTGTAATTTATTAAAAAATACCTATTATAATATTATAAAAATATATTTATAAAAATAAGTATAAAAAAATTATTATATATAAGTATAAAAATAGTTATAAAAACATTTATAAAAATAAATATAAGATATATGAACTCTATTCAATTAAAAAAAACTGACAAAAAAGATTATTATAGATTGTTTTTAAATGGTGTTGATGTTACAGGAGAACAGGAAAGAAGTGTATTTAGACACATCATTGAAGTTTTAGATAATAGTATCAACGTAGGTTTGTAATGCCTAAAAAAGCAAGTAGAAAAACAATAGTTAAAAAGTTAGATGCAATCTTTAGTATTTATATTCGTAGAAGATATGCAAAGGATGATATAGCTGAATGCGTTACTTGTGGTAAGCAAGACCATTGGAAGAGTTTACAAGCAGGACATTTTATGAGTAGGAAACATTACGCTACTCGATGGGATGAAGACAACGTAGAGGTTCAATGTATGGGTTGCAATGTTTATAGATACGGAGAACAATATAAGTTCTCAAAACACATAGGAGAAACTAAAGCAGATGCGTTACTTATTAAGAGTAGACAGATACAAAAGTTTTCAGATATAGAGTTATTAGAAATGATAGAATACTATCAAGATAAAGTTAATAACTTATAATTATATTAAAAAGATATATATAAATAAATGACTATATTTGAATGTCATTAGAATTACTTTTCTCAATTTTTGTCTTTTTAAAAAGGGTTACTTTAATTAGTAGTCCTTTTTTTTTGTACCTGTTTAAAAATAATTAACATTTTTTGTTGGTAATTAAAATATTTGTTTTATATTTGTTGCATAGTTAGTAATTAAGCTAATTATTAAAAGACAAATTATGACAACTTTAAACATTACAGAATTAGAAAAAACAGTATTAGAAATCATATCTTGGGGAGATGATTACGAAGAAACTCCAACAGAATGTTTTGAAAATATAATGGATAGCTTTAAAGGTAGTAAAAATCAATTAAAAGGTATTTTAGGTTCTCTTATTAAAAAGGAATTAATATGGGAAGGAGAATACCCAAATGGATTAAACAGTTATCACTTAAACAACTAAAAACAAAGGGGGTGTAAAAACCCCTATTTTAAAAGACAAATTATGACACTAATAGACAAACTTAAACCTGAATACAAAGAAGTATTTCAGAAAAACAATTTAGAATATCCTGCACTTGTGGATAGAATTACAAACTGTTTTGAGCAGTTAGAATATGTATCAGATATACCTTTTGGTATTTGGATTGATATAAAATTCTTTACCAATGTATTTAGTCCTTTTGAATTATTCACAGATAATATATAGTTATGACAGAAAGTAATTGTTGTGGTGCATTACCACTATGGGAATCAGATATATGTTCTGATTGTGGAGAACACGCAGAATTTGATTATACAGATGAAGATATTATTTAAAAAACTAAAACAATGGTGGAACAAGATAAAAGTATTGAAACGATAAACCAAGCAGCTTGGGATAAGTTAAAGCTACAAATAGAATATCATTTAAAACAAGACCCTAACTTAACAGATATAAATATCAACTATCAAGTTAGAATACCAAGTTACGGTACAAGGAATTATTTAAAGTTGAGTGCAAAAATAAATGATTAAATATGTTTGATTTAATTTTAATAGGTATCGGTTTTTTTCTTATTGGGTTGCTATTTGGAATTTATGTAGGAATTAACGATAAATTAAAATAAATTTTATATATTTGAAAAATAGAAAGTTATGACACATATTGAGGACATTAAAAGAGTAAGTATTATGAATGAAGATTTTGAAAATTACCTGCACAACAGGATTGAAGCATTAGAGAATAGAGTAGCTTTTTTAGAAGCACAATTAGAAGTAAGTAAACAATTAAATTTTAACCAAAAATGACAAATAAAAGCATAAGTAGTTTAAGCGATTTATTAGGTAAAAAAGTTACATTTAATTATTATGATGTTGATGATAATGGTAAGGAAACAAGAGAAGAAACTAAAGGTATTGTAGTAAATGCTTACATTGAAGATTTTTTCTTTTATGAAAAATGGAATGAACCTTTATATATTAAAATAGGTTTTAAACCTTTAGAAGATAGAAGTATATATAAAAATATTAGTAAAGAAGATTTATTATATATATTTACAGATGAATATGAATTAGATAGTATTACAGAAATAATAAATTAAAAACAAAGTAAAATGAACAAAGACAAATTAATTGAGTTGTACAAAAAGTACGGATTGACAAAAGACGATGTATTTAAACACCAACACTATGTGATTATCACAAGGCAAGGTATTGATAAGATACAGGCAGTAGAACAAATGAGCGTTACTTATGAAGTAATAAGATGCGAACCTAACTTTGCAGTATTTAAAGCAAGTGCTGAAAAGGATGGTAAACAAATTGAAACATTTGGTTCTGCATTAAAAGGAGAGGGTTACAAAGATGGTAACACAAACTCTTGGTACGTTGCCGAGATGGCAGAGAAAAGAGCAATGAGTAGAGCAGTATTAAAACTTACAGGTTTCTACGAGTTGGGAGTATTTGGAGAAGATGAATCTGAATCATTTAAAAAATAGTATATTAACCTAAATTAAAATAGAATTATTATGAGTGCAATTATCAACTACAGTTTAAGGGTAGACAAATTACCAAAGGAGAAATTTATCGCAGGAAAGGATGGAGCGGTTTACGTTAATCTTACAATGTCGGTAAACGATGAAACAAGATACGGAAACAACGCATCTATTTACATTTCGCAAACTAAAGAAGAAAACGAAGCTAAAAAGCAAAGAACTTATTTAGGAAACGGAAAGGTCGTTTGGAATAATGGAAGTATTGTGAACGCTGAAAAACAAGTAAAAGAAGCAGTACAAGAAGAAGTAGGCAGCGACTTACCATTTTAAATTATAAGGGGAGTTTAATTACTCCCTTTTTTTTTACATAATTTTTAGTATATTTATATTTTAATGACAAAAATATTATTTAATGCAAGAAGAGATTACAGAAGAAAAGACCATAGAGAATATGGAAATGGAACTTATAGCACAGGAGTGTAGCGTATCAACTGATGATGTTATGGAATACCCACCAACTGCATTAAGTTTAGGAGAAAAAACAATACAAACAAAAAACGGAGATATAAATATTCCAATAGGAATTGGCACTTATGGAAACTTTAGCTTTGTACAAGCACCACCAAAGACAAAGAAAACATTTTTTATATCACTTTTAGCAAGTGTTTATTTAAGTGGTCAAAATAATTTTGGAGGTAAAATAAAAGGTCATAGAGATGGAAGATGTTTAATTCATTTCGATACAGAGCAGGGACATTGGCACGCACAAAGAGTTTTTAAGCGTGTTGAAGATATGGCAGGAATAAAAGATTTGGGTTGTTACCAAACCTATGCTTTAAGAACTATAAACTATAAGCAACGAATTAAGTTTATAGAATATACATTAGAACAAAACAAAGGTAATAATGGACTTGTGGTTATAGATGGAATAGCTGACTTGGTAAGTGATGTAAACAACCTTGAAGAAAGTAATTTATGCGTTCAAAAGATTATGGAATTAAGTGCTAAATACGATTGTCATATAATAACAGTTATCCATAGTAATTATGGAACAGATAAAGCTACGGGTCATTTAGGTAGTTTTTTATATAAGAAATGTGAAACTGCAATAAGTTTAGAACAAAATACAGTTCATAAAGACAATGTTACTGCAACCTGTAAAATAAGTAGAGGATATGCTTTTGATACATTTAGCTTTAGCGTAAACAGATACGGTTTACCTTTTGTCGTAGGAGATATTTATGACCCATTACAAGATTTTAAAACTAAACAATCTAAACATAAAGAAATACCTTTTTAAAATGTCACAATTAATAAATAAAGCAGCAGAAAAGCACAAAACTTGGATTAACGTAGTAAACTCTTTTGGATGTCCTAAAAACATTTCAGAAGATATAGTGCAAGAAATGTATATTTATTTAATTAGATACGAGAAAGAGGGTAAGAATATTTGGTATGAAGATGGAGAGGTTAACTACTATTATATCTTTAAACAATTAAGAGGTATATATGTTTCTTTTTTAAGAAGTAATAGTAAAATTACAAAAGTAAGTTTAGAAGAGATAGATAAACAATTTGAAGAGATTGACCCAATAGAATACGAGGAACAATACGAAAGGTTTTTAAATGGTTATTTAAGAGCAGTTGATGATGTTTATTGGTATGACAAGAAAGTATTTGAATTGATAGCAAGAGGAAAGAGTGTAGCTGAATTAAGCAGAGATACAAAGATAGGTTATTATTCACTTTACAATACATACAACAAAGTAAAGAACAAATTAAAAGACGATTTATTATAATGGCAAAAAGGTTTGAAACTAATTTAGATATCAACAGGGAAGATAAAGCATCTGATTTATTTTGTAAGTTGTATGGATATACAAAACAAAAATTAGATAAGAATGATATTGATTTTAAAATATATAAAGATGGTAAATTTATTTGTTTTCTTGAGGTAAAAGGCAGAATAAGAAATACAGATAATGCATATCCTTTACCTGTATCTATTAGGAAGATATTAAAGATGCAAGATAAGAAAGTAAACGGAGTAATGCTTTGGGCGTGTGAAGATGGTATTATATTTTCAAGATTAGATAAATTAAAAGGAAGTATAAAAATAGGAGGTAGAAAGCCAAGAGATGGTTCTACAAATGATATTGAATTTATGGCTTACTTTGATAAATCGGATAACTTAAAAGAATATAAATATATATGAAACTTGGAGATTTTATAGAACTGATAACAACTTACACAGGTATTAAATGGCTTGTAAAAAAGATATGGGGAGAGGACTGTGGATGTGATGATAGAAAAAATAAACTTAACGATGTAGAACTTTGGTAATATGACTTTAGAAGATAGAGCAACTTGGGAAGATTTTAAAGCGAATGTAACAAACAAATTAACTCCTGAATACAGAAAGGTACTTTGTAAATTACACGCACAATATTATAATCACAAATACAACGAACCCTGCACTTGTAATGGAAAGATTTACAGGATGTGGATAGCAGATATGGATAGAGTTTATGGTGGGTAAAATACACAAGTTAGAACAAGCAATAGTACAAATATTAAACCTTGACGGATGGCAGCTTAAATGGACAGGAGAGGGTTCACAAAGTTGGGATGCAGAGGGGTTGACTCCAAAAGGAAAAGAATGTGTTATAGAAATGAAGTTTAGAAATAAACACTATGATACTAAAATGCTTGAAAAGTTTAAATACGACAAGCTAATAGCCACAGGTAAGGTTGCTTTATACTTTGTAAATGACCCAAAGGCAAACTATTTGTTTTGGTTAAATGATATAGAGATGCCTGAACCTGTAAATAAGTATTGTCCTGAAACTACAATGTGGGGTAATAAGAAAGTTTTAAAACCTTGTTACCTACTTGAAGAAAGTAAAGCAGTTATGGTAAATAAAAATAATTTTGAAAATAATTAACAAAAATTGTTTATAATTAAAATATTTGTTTTATATTGCGGTGTATTTAAAAACAAAGACAAATGAAAAATTTAAGTAAAGCAGCAAGAATAGGTAAACAAACAGAAAAGATTTGTTTTATTTCGTTAGTGATTATTTTAGGTTACTTTGTAACGAGAACAGTATCAACTTTAATATTTAGCGTATAATGAGAAGCACACAACCACACTACGACAATGGGAATAGCTACGATGTAATTGATGTTATTAATGATTATAACATAAACTTTTGTAGAGGTAACATAATTAAGTATGTTATACGAGCAGGTAAAAAGAAAGATGAATTACAAGACCTGTTGAAAGCACAAGATTATTTAAACAGAGAGATAGAATTATTAAGAAAAAACAAATAAGAGATGGAGAGATTTGATGACGAACTACACCACCATTTAAAAAGCGAAGAGGAAACTTTCGAGTGCCAAGAGTGTGGGACACCAATAGAAAGAGAATACGGATATTGTAGTTGGGACTGCCATAAAGCATCAATGTTATGATAGAAGAATATACAGAGGAAGAGTTACAAAGTGGAAAAAGCATATATGAAGCATTATTACAAGATAGTCCATACTCAAGAGGTTCTGCTTTATATTTTACTGATGGAATGTATGTTTATCCTGATGGAAGAATAGAACACGAGTAATTAAACTAAAACAAAAGACAAATGATATTATTAATAGATGCAGATAGCTTGATTTTTGCAAGTTGTTATAGGAAAAGGTTAACTCCTGATGATAGTCCGTACTATGAGCAATTATCAGATGCAACAGATAAATTTGATGAGCAGTTAATGGGTATCGTAAATGACCTTGAGGAACATTACGAGGTTGATAAGGTTCTTATATTTAGTGGTTCGTTAGGTAACTTTAGAAAGCTAATAACAAAGAAATACAAAGCTAATAGAACTAACCAACAGAAACCACCATTATTGAATAAGGTACACGAATACGTTAAGGAGAAACACAATTCTATTTATGGGTATGGTATTGAAACAGATGATATGGTTGCAAGGTATTGGTATGATTTATCAAAACAGTTTGGTAGAGATGAGGTAATGATTGTATCAATAGATAAGGATTACAAACAGTTTCCTTGCTTAATGTACAACTACCATTACAAACACAAAGTGGTTTATGATATTACAGAAGAAGAGGCGATGTATAATTTATATGAGCAAATGATTATAGGAGATACTGCTGACAATGTAAACTATTTTAAAGGTAAGGGTAAGAAGTTTGCAGAAAAGTATTTAGCTGATTGTAATAGCCATTACCAATACACAAAGAAGATGTATGAACTATTTAAAGAAGTACATAAAGGAAAAGCAAAACAAAGGTACATAGAGTGCTACAATTTATTAAAATTAAGAACAGATTAAGATGGGAATTTTAGATGAGATTTATAATTATGTCAATAGTGTTTATGGAATTGATATAAAAGAAAATACAAGGAAAACAGAGTATTCAGATGGTAGAGCGTTATTCTCTTTAATTGTAAGAAAGAAAACAAACTTTACTTACCAATGCATAGGAAACTATTTAAATAAAAACCACGCAACAGTAATGCATTCAGTTAAGAATGTATCTCACTATTTAGATAAAGAAGTGGTTGCAGAAGCATTAAAGCACTTTGATTTAGTAAAAGAAATGCCAAGAGATACGATAGCTTACTTACAAGAAAAAACAAAACAACTATCAGAGCAATTAGAACAAAAAACAGAAGTGTTAAGAATGCTACCAAAGTTAGAAGATGTTTATAATAATTTAAACAAGTTAACAGAAGAACAAAAGAAATTAGTAAGTAGAAGAAACGAATTACAGTTCGATACTATTGGAAGATGTTTAGATAGAGTAGAAGAGGTAATTAAAAAAGAAAATAAATTTGCATAATGGATAAAGCATTAAGAGAATTTAAAGACAAACAATATAAATTTGTAAAAAAGAATATAAATAATCATAAATTAAACCCAATTACAGGGTGGACTGATTCAGTAAAATACGATGTACAATCAATGAGGAATAGAAAAATAAGATATTAAGATGAAAAACGATAAGCAATTAGATTATTTAAAAGTAGTATTATTAGGACAGTTAACTATTGAAGCAATAGAAGATTTACAAGGGACTAATAAATACAGGCAGAACATAAAGAATCAAGGTAACAAGTTTCTAAATATGTTGGAGGGGTATGTACAAGATGACTACAATACTGTTTACCTAAACAACCAAGAGATGACCACAAACGTATTAAGAAAGATTACTACGTTAATGGACAAGATAAAGAATTCAGATATAGATGAACTTGTAATGATTGATGCAATAATAGATAAATACATAGATAACCAAGAGTGGTTTATGAAACACGAATCTGCTGACTTTCTTAAATTAGATTAA